ATAGACTCCAAACTCTTGTGGGAAGTCTTCTACAACCGTAGCTCTAGCCAATATGGTCTTTGCTTCAGATATTGTCTTAAGCTGTTGACCAGGTTTGAATACTAGATTTGGATTAATAGAAGCGAAGTTCTTAAGAACGTTTAGGGTATCATCACTAATTACCATTTTTATTTTCCTCATTCAAATCATGTACATGTAGTGCAATAATAGTATAGTGTAGAATTTTTAAAAGGTCTGCTCTATTGAGACCTTCTTTCTTTCCATACCTTTGTGCATACTTAAGTACATTTCCAATTGCAAAACCCATACCGTGGCCACAGTCAATAATGAATTCAGTAGACTGAAAATTATTTTTAGAGTAGTGACCTCCGTAGGTTTTATTTATATAATCAAGGAGCTCTTTTACAAGGGCTCCCTCATTAAACTTGTAGTTTATTTGCTCTTTCTTTCTAAACATTTTCCTCCTCTTCAGTAGTTTCAGATGTAAGTACACCGTCATCTACTTTTGAATATAGATCTAAAAAAGCTGCTTTTGTATCATCGTCAAATCTTGAGATACAAAGATCAATTGCCTTATCTCTTTTATCAAAGATAGAAAAAGTTTGTGCAATATGACAAAGTCTTCTTGTTGAAATAACTTCATCTACGCCATCATCATAATATGTTTTTCTAATAATGTCAGCCCATGTAACTAACTTATCAGCAAAGTCCTCATCAACAGAACCAAATTTTTCCATATGCTTGAGTACAATTTTCTTTTCAATATTTAAGCTAGGAAACTTTTGATCAACTGAGATAGTAAATCTTTCAAGGAATGCTTCATCAATAATAGAAGCTGCTGTAAATCTACCGTCTTCAGAACCTTTACCTTTTGTATTGGCTGTGGCAATTACATTGAAACCTTCTGCGGGTTTAACAATTTCACCAGTCTTTTTAACAAGAACTGGTTTGCCTTCGAGGATACCTTGAAGACACATGATTTTGTTAGTTGCTCTATCAATCTCATCAAGGAGAAGTATAGCGCCATTCTCCATTGCTTTGAGAACTGGACCTTTGGCAAAAACTGTTTCACCATCAATTAATCTGAAACCACCAAGCAAATCATCTTCGTCAGTTTCAGGATTGATTTGAACTCTGATAAACTCTTTACCAACTTTAGCACATGCTTGCTCTACCATGAAAGTCTTACCATTACCAGAAAGACCTGATATATATGTTGGATAGAACATGTTGGATTTGATAATTTTTACGATATCATGATATGCACCCCAAGCTATAAAAGTATCATCAAGTGTAGCAAAGTTTCTTTCTTCATTTACAATTGATTGCATTTGAGCTGCATGTTTAGGAATAGTATTAACAACTGAAGTTGAAGCTTGAAGCTCTGATCTAATTGGTTCAATAAGACCTGCAAGATCATATGTACCAATCTTGACTCTATTTTCTTCAGTCATAAGTGGATACCAATCTTTTCCAGTGTATCCAAATGCTTTTCCAATATCTACGATTGTAGATTTACGAAATTGAGTTGTGTCCGGATATTTCTGGGCTAACTCTTTTAAGATTATTTGTGTTGAGGCTTTCACGTTATTCATAATTTAATATTTCTCCTTATCATTAATTATAGTTTATTATACCACGTTTTTACTAGTCTGTAAATAGCTAGAATGAAAAAAGTTCGTCTTTTTTCACATTGCCACCGCTTTACCGAAGTTAGTAAGTAATGTTTTATTTGTCTTTTTAGATTTACTATATCTTTTAAACTGAGATGTAATTTGTCCTTTTGAGGCATCATCTGATATATCAAATCCATCATCATCTGTTGAGAAGTTCTTTCCATTCTTTACAATATAGAATTGATCATAACCAAGTTTATTATCAAATGTTACACATTTATGTTTAGAATATTGTCTATTAAATGGTTTGCGATCATCAATATCATAAACATATTCCCCTGATGCATCTTCGATTTTTCTCCAAAAGTTATATGAACCATCAGCAATAAAGAATCCAAGAGTACATACTCTATAATTTTTTTGTAAGTTTGTTAATAATGCTTTAGTAGCTCCACTTCCTCTACTTGGTAAATGAATCTTTCTTCCATCAACATGAATATTCATTTTACCATATGTATCACTAGGTATATAATTAACATCTCTACTTTTAAGAACATTTATATTATTTGCTTCACCATCAGATAAAATTACAAGATTCATTTTATCAACATTGTGTTTTCTTTTAAATGTTTTAATAAGTTTATGACTATGAATTAGAGCTTCATTTAATGGTGTTGAACCATAGTCCTCGTATCTACTAAGGATATCTCTTTCATAATAAGTATAAGATTCTTTAGCTAAATAAGATCTCAAAAAGATGTGGAATAATGCTTCATCATAGTCTGCTTTTTTCAAAGAAGATGAAATAACTAATGGCATTGAAAGATTTCCATGTGATACTTCGCTTTCTTTAGAATCAGCAAGGTTTAGAGCTGCAGCGTCATCTTCATAATAGTGAGCTTTAAATCGATTATTAGTGTTTGTAAATCCATAAACATCAAATGGAATATTCACAGCTTTACAAAATACAACTAAGTGAAGGAGTTGATCCATCACTTGACTAATCGTATTACTCATAGAACCAGAATAATCAATTAGCATCATCATACCATGATTCTTTGCATCAGCCAATCTTGTAACTCTAGCAAAGATATCGTCATTTGTTTTATATGACCATAATCTATTTATGTCAAGTGAACCTGTTCTAGCGGTTTGAGCTCTTGTATAGCGATAAGCTGCTTTTCTCATTTCAAACTCTTTCACTGCATAATTAACACTACGCTTTACATCTTTCATATGTGATTTGAATAACCTTTGATATTCAGGGTTATTTTTAAATTCTAACCATTCTACTTGCATATCTCTAGATTTTTTAAGATCAGCATAATTAATAACTAATTGTGCGGCAACGTCTTTATTAAATTCGTTGCCCACACTCACTTGGCCACCATATTCATCTCTTTCTAAAAGAGTATGTTCATTACGTCTGAAGTTCTCATCTGTTAATGAGACATCTTCGTCTTTATACGTTTTTCCATCTCTTCCAGTTTCTGAAGATTCCTCTTCGCCTCTATCAGATTCTCCTGCATCTCTGTTATCAGAGATAGAGTCTTCTTTTTGAGCTTCAGAGTTTCTATTAGGCTGACTTGTAGATTTGTCTCCATCTTCTTCTCCTTTAGATTCCATATCATCATGACCCATTTGACTAGGATCATCGTTCATTTCATTTTCTTGTTGTTCATTTCCACTAGATGCTGGTGCCTCTGGTGGAGTTAATAGTTCTTCTTGGTTTTCTTTTGTATAGGTAAGAATATCTCTACATAATTGAGTTACTTCTTCAAAGGTTTCTGTAGTCATTGCTCTATTATAATAGACAATTTCTTCATCAGTAAATGGTACATCAATATGATCACCAATTTTTGCTTTAAGATTAATTTTATCAATAAGTTTAATTGAATCCCATTCTATATTTGAAAGATCGCCAAAGAATTCTTCGTCAAATAGTTTTTTATATCCTCTTGACATTGGTCCAATAAGACCTGCATAATTTTGTTTAATATGTCTTTCAATACGAGCATCTTCAATGACATTAATATAAGATCTTGGACAACCTTCGAGTTTTTCTGGGCTATCATGCCAACCCTCAAAAGGTGTGAATAAAGCATGACCAACTTCATGACCAATTAATAAATCAGTGACATCTTTACCCATATCTTTCCATTGAGGAAGACCTAATATACGATCTTTGATATCAAACCATGCAGTCTGGTAGTTGCCATATTGCACAGTAATGTTTTCTTTTGCGAGTAGTTTTGCTAGTGTTGATTTATGAGTTGCCATTTATTTCCTTATCTTATATATCTATTATACACCCAATTGGCGTAGATGTAAATAGCTAGAATGAAAAAAGTTCGTCTTTTTTCTTTATTTATTATAAAATCCTTCCAATAACACTCGTTCTACATTTTTTCTATACTTACAACCAATATATTGAGACTCAAAGTATTCTCCTGTTTGTGGTATTTCGTAAGCTATCTTTAATGGTACACCAAGATTATCGGATTCATAATTTTCATATGAGGTGGCTAAAACTGTTCTATCATGTTCGTATATAAAATTCCACCATTCTTTAGCACAAGACCATTCTGTTTCAAATAATTCTTCAACCCAATCGGCTCTTTTGTTTATATGAGCTCTTTCAACAGATACAACATCTTTCTTATTTGGTATTCGTTCAAAATTAATTAATGCAAAAGCATTTAATGCTTCTTGAGTAATACCAACGACTCTCCAATTACCTTTACTATATGCTCCATATAACGAGGTGAATGTTCTAACTAAATGAGTACGATTTGCATACTTTGCTTTAGCCATTGGTTTGAATATTCCAAAAAATTCTTCTAGTTTTTTACGTTCCATAATATTAACTGGAGCCACCCGCCAGGATCGAACTGGCGACCTGATGATTACAAATCAACTGCTCTACCATCTGAGCTAGGGTGGCTATTTAATTTTTGAGAAGTTTCGATCTTTAAAGAATTCAATCTTACTTCTGAATTTATTTTCTAAGATATCACCTTTATGAGATATAATGAATACATTAGATCCATCGTCCAATGTTTCAAGTATCTTTGTAAGGTTGTCTATACCATCATGATCTAAACTGGAATCAAATGTCTCATCAAGAATAAGCAGATTAGATGCTGCACTATTCTTCATTTTGGCAATTTGTCTCCAAGTAAATAGTAATGATAAATCAATTCTCTGTTTCTCGCCTTCTGAGAACGAGGCATAGTTAAATGAGTCACGATGTCTTGATCGTATTGTTTCATTAAAGTTTTCATCTAAATGAAATGATACAAAGAAATCTAATACTTGTAGGTAACTATTAATTAATCGATTCATAACAGGTAAATATTGTTTAATGACCTTTGTTTTAATACCAGTATCTTTTAACATTTCACCTATGACTTCATTATATGTTCTTTCTTCTACATATTCAAGTTTCTTTTCAGTTACCCTTTCCTTTTTCTTTCTCATAGAATTGAGTTCACGCTTAGCTTTTGAAACGTCTCCACTTTGTCCTTGAAGATTATTAATTTCTTTTTGTATCTTATCAATCTCTTTTTGTAATAAAGTAATTGCATCATTATTACTATTAATACGATTTTGTTTTTGTCTTAGCTTATTCAAATTATTAGACACTTCTTGCTGATTAGCTTTAAGCTCTCCAATGTTCTTTTGAAGATCTTCTTTTGCGTCTTGTATCTCTTTTGCTTTAAGCTTAATTGATTCAATCTTTTCTTCTTTTTTAGCTTCTTCAATATCTTGATCGCATGTTGGACAATGATTATTTTCTTCATAAAATCGGGATTCAGATACCATTGACTTTATCTTTTCATTAAACTGAGTATCATATGAATCTAGCTGAGACATCTTTTTAATTAATTCAGTACTATGTTTTTCTTCAGCTGTAATTGAAGTAGCAAGATTTTTACCAAGCGTTTTACTTTCTTCAAATAATCGATTAATTTCTTCTTTATGAGTATCAATACTAGATTGTTTCTGAACTATTTGATCATCATTTAATTCTTGTAAATCCTTTATGTATTTTGATTGGCTATCTATTTTTGTTTTGTAAATATCAATCTGATGATTTATATCTGTAAGCTCATCTTTAATTTTTGAATTACGTTCCTTTAATAACATATTCATTTTTGAAAAGATATTAATATCCAATAAATCTTCAATAATGTTTCTTCGTGACCATGTTGGTAGTTGCATAAATGGAATAAATGAGCTACTTCCTAATACAACTACCTGATGGAATGATTTATGATTGAGTTTTAATATATTTTGCTCTAAGAATTTTTGATAATCTCTGGCATTAGATGCCTGATTAATAAGGTTACCATTCTGATAGATTTCAAATTTAGCTGGTTTAATTCCACGCACAATCTTAAAATCTGCTGTTCCAATTGTAAACTCTACAGTTACAAGTGTACCTTTCTTATTGATACTATTAATCATTTGGTCTTTTTTGATATCTCTATGAGGTTTACCAAAGAGTGCAAATGATAAAGCATCAAGTAAAGTTGATTTACCTGCTCCGTTTGTTCCTACAATTAATGTTGTTGGTGATCGATCTAATAATATTTTAATAGGATCATTTCCGGTGGATAGAAAATTCTTCCACTCACATGATTTAAAATGTATCATACTACTTCTAAGTTTTGTGCTTCAGTATAAAGCTTTCTCAATTCAACCTTTAGATGTTCTTTATCTAAATCAGTATCTACAGCATCAACATAAGAATCAAGTAGATTAGTAGTATCTTCAAGGGATATTTTCTCGTCTTCTACGCTTTCTCCCAGATACTCTTCAAAGCTTTCAGCTATCTTGAGTTCATATGTTTCTATATTCTGTAATCTATCTACAAATTTATCAAACATGTAAAGATCATTTTTATTTATAACAATCAACTTAATAAACTTTTTCTCATATTGAGAGACATCAATTTTATCATAGTCAGTTTTGCTATCATCATATATTACTTTCTTAAACATCGTAATTGGATTACGAATTGCTTCTACCTCTCTTGTCTCAGTATCGAGAACATGAAAGTATTTTGGATCATCTACATCTGCCCAAGTAAACTCCATTTGTGAACCTAGGTAATGTACATTTCCTTGATGTGACTTAGTGTGGAAATGTCCTGATAATACCATTTCAAATTTAGAAAAGACCTCAGCATTCATACCATGTGGATTAGGCATTCCTGCCATCATATCAAATCCTTTTAACTCTAAATGAGCACCAAGAATAGATGCACCACATTTTTGAGCCCATTCAGTATATTCTTTATAATTAGAATTATTAATCCAAGGTATTACTGCAACTTTACAATCATCATAATCTAATACTGTTGGTTTCATACAAATATTTACATTAGATGTAAAGTAACCAAGCAACTCTTTTAACGAACAAAGTTCATTTGTATTTTTAAAGTATACGTCATGGTTACCTGGAATGATATCCATTGTCATACCAAATTTTTTAAGTGGTTCTAAAAAATGTTTACGATTAGCATTAAGAGCTTTAAAGTTAACAAACTTACGATGCTCATAATAATCTCCAAGATGTAATACATTCTTTATACCATGCTCTTGGCAATAAGGAAAGAATACTTCTGAATAGAATCTATCCTGATACTGTAAAAAGATATCTGAACTATTTCTTACACCACAATGTGTATCATTCAGTATTGCTACTTTCACGTATCATCCTCATTCTTTCTGCAAACATTTGTCTTTGAAGTTTACCTAATCTTCTTCCTGAGATTCGGATTCTCTCCATAGTCATTGCTAGTTCTTTTCTTTTTGCTTTACGTTTAAGTTCTTTCTTAAACCTTACTTTATTTCTTCGGATTTGACCGACTCTTTGTTTTTCACTTAAATGTTTCATGACATGAATAACTCCAGCTTTTCAGCTTCCTTTTCCTTTTTAGCAAATTCTTTAATAGCAGTATCTTTTTGACGCACTGTACTAATTCTTTGTCTTAGTGTATCAACATATGCCATTGTTTCATTTGCTGTATCGTTATCCATACCCATTTGTACGAAATCTTCAATACCCATTTTCTCAATGAATCTAAATTTGATATCCTGTTGCTTTTTCTCTTTTGTAATTCTACGGATAAATGCAAAATAACAAATTTGAGTAAAGTAACTAAAGGCATTAGGTTTACCAGTTCTTGTTGCAGTTTCTATATTATAGTTACCAATTGCTCTTAAACAATTTTCAACTGCATCCATAACCATTTCTTCTCTATACGTGTATCTTACAAAGTTTGGTCGATGTGATAGACCCTCTGCAATTCGTATAAAACATTTGGCTATATAATCTGTAACAGTAGGAACTGTATTTCCCTTTTCTCTTGCTGCATGTGCTTCAATAGCATAATCCATAACGGCTTGAGAAAATTCTTTATTATTTACATAATGTGCTTTATTTTTTTGGCTCATTTTATTTTCTCCATAATGTTATATTATACCACAGTTTAACATGAAAGTAAATAGATATTTTTTCACATTAGCTATTTACATATGCCCAATTTTATGGTATAATAATATAGTACCCCGGAGGAGGAGAGTATACAAAAATCAATGTATAGTCTTTTTCTCGTTCAAAGGTACGCCTTTGTCAGCATATTCATTAACAAGTTCGTTTTCGTAATCTTCTAGTATTTCGAGATCTGATCTTGTTTCAGGTTTACTGACTTTATCTAGTTTTAAAGCAAACTGTACATAGTTCGCTTTTACTTCTTCAGCTATAGGAACATGTTGAATAATATTAGATTTCAATATTTTGAATTGTTTGGAATCCGAGAATGGAAACCAAGGAGTAAATTGAAAGCCCCCTAATAGATTAGCATGTATACTAACAGGTCTTTCAATTATATAGTTATCATCGTTTTTAACTGCTACGAGTCCGATAATATCATCTCCATTCAAAAGTTTAAAATGTCTTATATTTAATTCTTCCATTTAAATATTTATATCCCATAACTTGTAATTAAATCTTTCTTTTGAATATATTTTAATTCGTTCAGCCGCATGCTGTAATGTATAATTCTTATTAGATTTCCAATGTAGATCATCTGCTATATCAAACACTTTAGTATTTCTACCATCATCACTCTTTCTTAATCCTCGGCCGATGGACTGAAGAACCCTAATTTGCGACTTACTAGGTGAAGCAAATATGATGTTGTGTAGATTCCTAATGTTAATACCAGTAGAAAAAGTCCCAATACTTGCCACGATAATGGCGTCTTTCTCTTTCTCGGTAATCTCACGGACTGACTCTCGTGTATCGACATCTGTTTCTCCTGACACATAAAATAACTTTCTATTATTATTTATCTTTTCTTTTAATAAAGAATGTAATGGTTTACCATGCTTTTCTACATAATTAAAAAGCAATAATGTATTACCTTTTTGATCTATTGCTAAGTTTGCAATAAAGTTATTTCTTGGTTCATATCTTACAATAAAATCTAATTCATCTTGATATTTTAGACCTGATATAATTTTACAAATATCATCTTTATATTTTAATATTAATATATCAATGTCTAACTGACTTAAATTTTTATTATCAATTAATTCTTTAGTTGTTGTTACTTGATAGACTGGACCAAATAAACCTTCTAATACTAATTGATGAGTTTGTGTTCCATCTAGTGTACCAGTTGTACCAATACGATACATCGCTTCTGTACATTTTTCCATTATAGCTGTCAGAGATTTAGCTTTAAAGTTATGAGCTTCATCTCCAATTACCATACCAAAATCAGTAAACCAATGTGCAGGTAATTTATAAATTGATTGCCATGTACTAATAATAACTCGTTGTGATATTCCAATCTTTTCTCTTCCTGAATATATTCTATGGCAATTTTCATCTACATTCCATGTATCTTTACCTGCATAATCAGCAAAGTCAGAATACATTTGCTCTACTAATGATGTAGTAGGTACAATAATTAAAATGTTTTGATTATAATATTCTAAGAAATATCGAATAGCCAAATATATAATTAAACTCTTACCTGATGCAGTAGGGGATAATAATAAAGACTTTGTACTTGATAAACACTGCGAGAGTGCCTCTAATTGATAATCCCTTGGTGTTATATCAGTTCCATTCACAGAAAGGCTTATTTCAGCTAAAAAGGAATTTATGTCATGACTAAGTAGTTGATATACCGTGCTATATTTTGAGCTTTTTTCCTCTTTCAGGTTATAATTGCGAGACTGACAAAACTCTTCTAGGTATTTATGCAATCCACAATATAATGTTTTCTTTCTGGTATCAAATAATCTTATTTTACCGTCCCACATACGATTACGATATGCTGGCATAAATTTATATCCAGGAACAAAGAAACAAAAGTGTTCACTCAATTCTCGTTCAATACTAGCATCGCATTGAACATGCATAAAGACTTCATTCTTTTTTTGAATGATAATGGTTTCCATATATTAGATACCGCTAGTGAACTTCCGCCATTC